TTCATTTTTGTCCTGAGTGTAGGGATACCAGGGAAACCCAAACGACCGTAAGCCTGACTATGATGGAGGCGCAAGTGAAAATGCTCACGGGGGAGATGATACGACACGAATCCTGGGCTGAAAAATACGCCTATGTAAAGCTCAGAGAAAACCGAGGGGGTGACCCTCTTATTCGTTTCGTAGAATCTGTAGAGGGATCTATCGAAGACTGGGTAAAATTTTGGGGGCATTTTAAAGATCATCCGAAATTTAAAAACGGTTGGGAAGTCTTTAAATGTTCTCACCCTCTCCAAGCCCGTAGTACAGTTAGTGTAGGGTATTTTATAAAAAACCCTTATGAAATATGCACGATATGCAATAAAGTACTCTCAAAATCTTATTTAAAAAATGAAAGATAAAAGTTGTAGATTTTGCGAAGGGGCGGGATGGTTATGCGACGAATGTGACGTTCCCGCTCAAATTGATAATCTTTTAAACGATTCCCTTATGGTAAGTGCCGCTAATCTAAGAGAGTTCGCCAAGGCTTTATCAGGATTATCTAAAGCTACAAGTATAAGTGAACAGGCATTAACTGGTATAGCTAAAACTGCTACAGGTAAATTTATAGAAACGGAAGAGGTCAGTAAAAAGTTACGTAAAATTATTAAGCAGCATAACCCTTATAGTTTTAGAAACAGGATTAAATTTTTTATACGAAATATCTGGAGGAGGAAGAAATGAAATGTAAAGAGCTTTTCATTAAGACGCTAGTCTGGACGTTAGTAGTCGTCGTAGGGATAGCCCTCGGAACTTTTATAGGAATATTAATATCAAGCTTAATTTTATCTATATGAAACAAGGAACATTATTCGAGATCGAAGCACCCCAGGGGGAAGCTAAATATACGGGTAAGATCGAAGCCCCTAACTATGAGCCAAAAAACAAGAAACCGTATCTGCTAGAGCTCGTCGATAAGTCGAAAACGAATCGTCTTATTCAGCAGATCGAAAATTCGGATCTTCCTGAGGATGAAAAGAAGTTCCTAATCGAAGCGGCGCATCGGCACTCAGTCTTTAACTATGAAAAGATCGCTGACTATTACGCCCATGCTTCAGAAGAGATGCAGAAGCTCATGGAACGATCAGCGCTCGTTATAATAGATTTCGAAGACGCTATTCAGCTCGGCTATGTCGAGCTATGTGAAGAAATTAAAAAGCAGTACCTGGAGTACGGAGGAGGAGGGGATGAATAAAAACTTCGTAGTGTTTATCCTAACACACGGCCGACCGGATAACGTAAAGACCTTAAAAACACTTAGGCGTTGTGGATATACGGGGGAGATCTATTACGTCGTTGATAACGAAGATAAAAAGGTACAACGGTATATTCAGAAGTTCGGGAAGGACCGAGTTCGGATCTTCGATAAAAAAGCCTACGCTGACTCTATAGACGAAGGGAATAACTTCGATGAGAGGAGGACGATCACCCACGCCCGTAACGCCTGCTTTGATATAGCTGAAGATCTCGGCTATAAATATTTTATCGAGCTCGACGATGACTATACTGCCTTCGAGTGGAGGTATGAGGAAGGGGGGAAATTAAAGGTACTCGGGATCTCGAACCTGGATAAGATCCTCTCGTTATATTTGGACTTCTATAAAAAAACGCCGTTTAGTAGTATAGCCTTTGCCCAGGGAGGAGATTTTATCGGAGGGGTGGGGAATACAACCGTACGGACCAGGGCTATGAAACGCAAGGCGATGAACTCCTTTATCTGTTCCCCGAAAAGGAGGTTCCAGTTCGTAGGTGCAATGAATGAAGATGTAAACACCTATACGACGCTGGGAAGTCGGGGAGTACTCTTCGGAACAGTTCCGATGATCTCCCTTACCCAGACGGCAACCCAGAGCGGAGAGAGCGGAATCACGGATATGTATTTAAGATATGGGACGTATGCTAAATCTTTCACCACTGTTATGATGCACCCTTCAAGTGTAAAAGTATCGATGATGAAAAGCCGCCAGATGAGGATTCACCACGCGATAAAATGGATTAATACCGCCCCGATGATCCTCTCAGATAAATATAGGATCTCTAAAGAACGGCCGACGGATCTGTTTGCCCAGAAAGAGATCCAGAATTTTAACCTTGTACTAATCTTAGAATTATGATATACGATTTTTTATTTACTGGTATAATTCTTTTAGCCTTTACAGCTTTGGCTATCGCAGATCTATTAATTAATAAACCCTGGAAACGGAGGTAAAAATGGGAGATTGGAAACAAAGCCTTGATAGGTATCTAACTACTGAACCCGAGGATAATTTTACCCCCTGGGTAGAAAAAGTCGTCGAAGCTTTTAGTGAAGAGTTTTATGAGGCAAACGAAGACTGGATCGAAGAACCGGACGGCTTATGTAATAATTGGCTGAACCAACTTTTCGGGGAAGATCCCGAAGTCGCCGCGAGACTAATCGAAAAAGCATTTATGGTTAATTCTATATTATGATAATTATGCACCCAATACTAAACAGACCGATAAAACCCTCTTATGAGGATCTTACTAGGGATCTCACCAGGGAGGAAGCAATGCTGGCTGCAGGAGATGGCCGAAAACTAACCCATAAGAGCTTAACAGGTATGGGCAGTATAAGAGGGGTCGGAGAGAAATACGTTCAGATAGGGGTCAGCTATAGACTTACATGGGATGGATTCTGGAAATACAGGATCGGAGGAGAATGGGAAACAGGTTGGAAACTTTTAAACGATATAATAATATGAAAAAAGACAAACTAAATGAATTAATCGAACGCTTCCCCCACTTCAGGAAGGAATTAAGAGCGTTAAACCAATTCACCGGAAAGGGTATGGTAAGAGAAATTATGCACTATATCCTCGGGTATCGGGGTTACCTCTATGCGACAGACGCCCGTACCGCTATACGTGTTAAGGGGGAACTAGATAAGGAGCATAAAAAGTTCCTGGAAAAAGTATACCCCGGATATGCCCGTACATTTACTGGATCTTTATCAAGCTATTTCGCTGAAGGAAGAAAAGCCCCGAAGATCTTCGAACTGACTTTTAACCGAGAATTTAAAAAAGAGGTGAAATTAAGAGCTGAAAAAGCTATAAAAGAACTTCAGGAAGATGATTATCTGAAAGTTCGCATAGGAACAGAGTACTATAACTGGAGATACGTTGAAAAAGCTCTGAATGTTCTCCGAGGTCCAGTTACTGTAAGAGAGTTAAAATTACGTAATTGCGTAATACTATCAAACGGCAAATACGAGATCCTCATAATGAAAATTATGAACCATTCCTGGGATCCGATCAGTTCAATTTCAACGATCGACTTGCGAAACTAGTATTGTATATCGTAACTTGTTAAAGATTAGCCGTTTAGCAGGGCGTATACAAAGAAACAATAAAAACAGCAAACTTTTTAGCCGGGATTCCAGTATACAAGATAAACAATAATAAACAATGTATTGTATACGGTGGAATGCTAGAGCCGTGGGAATTTTAGAGGAAATATACAAAGAAACAATAAAACAGGAACTTAAAGTGCAAATCAGTAAAAATAGACCAAAATAGAGTATTTTACCCCTTTTTCTATATCCTATGAAAGTTTACTGTTTTTATTGTTTATTTTGTATACGGCGATACGAGGGCTTTGAAAATCAAATAGTTATGCGTATACAATACATTGTTTATTATTGTTTATCTTGTTTACCTATGCTAAAAAGAAATACTGAAAAAAACGTAAAGCCTTTAAAACTAAGAGGTTAGAAAAAATTTTGAGGCTTTTTACCCTTTTTATACTATCTTTACAAGATTATGGCAAACAAAAGACGAGAACTAGAAAAAAAATTGACTGATAAGCAAGCTATCTTTTGCCGGGAATATGTAAAAGATTGGAACGGTGCAAGAGCTGCAAGATCAGCAGGTTATGCGAAAGAAAGCGCAAGAATCACTGCTTCGAAGCTACTTACAAATACTAACATTGAAGCATATATCGAGCATATCAAAGACGAAATAGCTGAAAATTTAGGGATATCTAAAGAGTGGGCTATCGAAAAATTGCGCCGAATCGCAGAGGCGAATATCGCTGATGTCTATTCAGATTGGTTAACCTTAGAGGAATTCCAGGAATTGAAAGATCTTTACCCGGAAGTTATCGAAGCGATCCAAGAGATCTCAACGAAGGTAGAGCAGAGGAAGGTCGATGAAGAGCTGATCGATATTAAGTACGTTCGCTTGAAGCTATATGATAAGCGACTAGCGATCCAGGATATCCTAAAGGCAATGGGGTGGAATGAGCCGGAGAAGGTTGACCATTCGGGATCTGTTCAGGTCGAGGGTATTAATTACATTAAGCCTAAGAAAAAGAAATAATGTATATCAACATAGAACCTACAGAGAAGCAGGATCAGGCTTATGAGAAACTGTTCGACGATCTAACGGAGTTCGTTTTATTCGGGGGAGCAGCAGGGGGAGGTAAGAGTTGGTTGGCTGTAGAATGGCTAATCGTTATGAGTTATCTATATCCTGGCACCCGATGGTTTATAGGCCGGGAGGAGTTGAAACGATTAAGAGCCTCGACACTTATAACCTTCTTTAAATGTATTAAGTTTCATAAGATCCCTCAAAGTGAGTTTAAGGTAAACGGCCAGGATAATTATATCGAGTTTAAAAAAGGATCTAGGATTGACCTGTTAGATCTACAGTACCAGCCACGAGATCCTCTCTATGAGCGTTTCGGATCTACTGAATATACAGGAGGAGTAATAGAGGAGGGAGGAGAAACCCATTTCGGAGCTTTCGACGTATTAAAGTCCAGGGTCGGGAGGTGCTTAAATGATGAGTATAATATTATCGGTAAGATCCTTATAACAGCGAACCCTAAAAAAAATTGGTTATATCAGATATTTTATAAGCCCTGGAAGAAGGGGGCTTTGCCTGAGGGCTATGCTTTTGTACAGGCTTTTGCACGTGAGAACCAGTATATTGATAAGGGCTATCTAAAGAAGTTGGACGCTATTTCAGATAAATCTACTAAGCAAAGGCTGAAGTATGGCGTTTGGGAATACGACGATGACGATGATGCTTTAATGAAGTACGACGTTATCCTGGACCTTTTTACTAACGACTTCGTCGGGATAGGGTTCAGTTACTTAACTATAGATGCTGCAAGGTTCGGATCTGATAAGGCAGTGATTGCTTTATGGCGAGGGCTCAGGGTAGAAAAGTTATTCGTATATGCTATTAGTAAGACGACTGAAATTGAGGCTAAAGCGAAGGAACTAGCTAGAACGTATAAGATCCCGAGGAGCAGGATAATCGTAGACGAAGATGGATTAGGAGGAGGGATAGTGGACCACCTCCGTTGTATAGGCTTTAAGAACGGGGCGAAGGCTAATAACAAGCGATATAAAAATCTTAAAACAGAGTGTTATTATAAGCTCGGGGAAATAGTTACCTCTGGGTTGGCATATATAAGTGACGATAAGTATCAGACGGAGATTATCGAAGAGTTGGAAATTATTAAGAGGGATAAGATGGATTCTGACGGTAAGTTAGAGATAATCAGCAAGGATAAAATGAGAGATCTTCTCGGCCGTTCTCCTGACTTCGCAGATACCTTAATGATGCGTATGCTCCCTGAGGTTAAGCCGAGGCGTAAAGTAGTAAGAGGATGACGACAAAAGAGATATACATACGATGGCAACTAGCTAAGAAAGCAGGGAGAGTAAAGGAAGCTGCGAATATGAAAGCCCTATATCGGCTATACGTAATTTCGGCAGTTATGGTGCACCCTAGTTCATATTACGACGAAAGGCTTAAAGCCTATCCGACAATACATTTAAATTAAAGCGATGAATGAGGTCTGGCATATAATCCCTTTAAACGATCTAGAGGAGCATTCAGAAACCCTAGACTGCGCCTGCGATCCCCACCTAGAGATCTTCGATAAAGGTACTCTAGTTATCCATAACGCCTATGATAATAGGGAAATAGGGGAAGATCTTATCGAAGCCGTTAAAAAACACCCTAATTAGTACAAAGTACAAGTACCAGTTGTTAAAACAGCCCCTAATACTGGTACAAGTACCGATCTTTTAGGGGTTTTTTCTTTATATCTTTGTAGTTCAAGAAGTATAAAAAGGATCGTATCAAGACGCTGATTAAAATTAACCGGATTATGTAACCTTACAAAGTGGAATTAGAGTTAAACGATATTCTCCAAAGAGTTAAGAAACCTCAAAATGAGGCTATTATACTCGATTCAAGAGTACGTCACACGACCTTGAGAATGCACGTTAACGGAACAGGGGTTGAAGATGCTATAGAGCAATTATCAGGGTTAGAAAGTGATGAAGAAAAGAAACTACGAGAGAGGCTCGTAAGATCTACTCGGGCAACTTTTTCAACTTTATTACGTCCCTTCGATCAGGTTTTCTCAGCCAACGGTGGATCAGTCTTTTATGACATTAAAGATCCCGCCTTCGCCAATTATATCCAAGATATGGCAGGGGGTGTAGGACTACGTACTTGGCTCAAGCAACGATGGAAAAATAAATTTATGACCGACCCTAACGGAATTATCCTAGTAGAGGTCGACGAAGATGGGAACGCCGCACCTGCTTATAAGTCCATAGATACGATACGAGATTACGCTTATACAGGGATCACTCTCGACTACATAATCTTCGAACCTAAGAAGGGAAGTGAAATGGATCCCGTAGAGGGAGTTGAATTTAAAGCCGAGGGGAAATACTACAGAGTGATCGATGACGAGTACGACCGTATTGTTCTAGTAGAAGGAGAAGAAACGATTGAGGAGATCCCCGAATTAACTTTGCTTAATCTTTGGGGGAGGGTGCCGGGGGTTTTATGTTCAGATATAGACCAGCCCGAGAGCGACGCTAAAATGTCTCCTTTAGAAGAAGTAATAGATGTAGCTAACGAATTGCTCCGGGATACTTCTGTTCATAGCGTTTATAAAGCGCTACACTCCTACCCTCTTTTCTGGGCTTATCTCCCTGACTGTCCCCATTGCGATGGGACGGGTAAGAGTGAAGACGGAATGAAATGCCCCTATTGTAAAGGATTTAAGAAAGACCTCCGTAAGGATGTTTCTAAAATTTTAGGGTTGGAACCACCGGGAGAGGGTGAGCCAAATCTCGCCCCTCCAGGAGGGTACGTCCAGCCTGATATAGCGTCCTGGACTGAGCAAAGGGCTGAGATCGACTGGTTAAAGCAAGAGATGCATTATACCTTATGGGGAACGCATACGAGGGAAGACGCCGCTAATGAAACCGCAACAGGGAGGTTCATTGATTCCCAGCCTGTACATAGCCGATTAGATGATTTCGCTACTACTACAGAAAAGCTCGAGCAGATTCTTACTGATTTAATAGGTGAGTATATGTATAAGGGCTATAAAGGAAGCTCTATATCGTACGGAAGGCGTTATTTAATAGAAACTCCTGAGACGATATGGAAACGTTATGAGGACGCTAGGGGGAAGGGTGCACCGAGGGCTACGCTCGATTATCTCCTTTTACTATTTTACGAAGTTGAATTTAAGCACCAAAGGGTACTTCTAGACGTTCATTCTAAGCTGATGAAAGTTGAGCCCTTTATACACTTAACTGAAGAGCAGGTAGTTAACTTGCCTATAACTGATCTGGATAAGGCTGCGAAGATCTATTATGATGAATGGAGGGGGACGTTAAGTGATGGTGATGTTATTATTAAACCGGTAGAAGCTCTAAAAAAATCATTATACGAGTTTATTAAAGATAAAATTATTAAGAAAGAAAATATAAATACAGTTATCAATTAAATCCCTAAAATCATGAAATACGTTGAATTTATGAAGTACCTCGACGATAGCGGAAAAGAGCTCGTCGATGAACGAAGGGATATCCGACTGGTGGATATTTCTGAAAAGGATGCAGCTGAGATGAACAGCCCTAATATGACCGGGGACGGTTCGCTCGCTTATCGCAAAGCAACTAAAGAAGATCTCGAAAAACTCGGGTTGAAATCTGTAACCTCCGCTCCAGGATCTGAAGTCGATGATATTCCTGAGGGAGAGATCGGCGGCAAGGGTTACGAAGAGTGGACCGTTAAGGAACTGAAGAAGTTCGCTGAGGACGAAGAGCTGCACTTGGAGGGTACTAAAAAGGAAGAGATCTGGAATGAGATCCTGGAAGCCCTGGCTGACCCGCTTGATTAAGGAAACACTAACCCCTAAAAATATCTATAAATGATTAAAAAAGAAACCGCCAAGAAAATGGCACTGAACAACGGTATCTCAGAAGAAACTTTTGAGCAAGCCTGGACCTCAGAAGAGGAGGTCGATCTGGAGATTCCCGAAGTGGTTGTCTTCACTCCTACAGAGTTACAGGATCGCGATGAGAAACTTATCGCCCCTATTAAAACCAAGCACTACGAGGAGGGCAAAGTAAACGGCGTAGAGATGGACGTTAAAAGAGTTCGCGACGCTGAAGGCTTAGAGTTCGAAGGTAAAACCCTCGACAACCTCGTAACAGCCCTTAAAAAGAAGGTATTGGCCGATGCTAAGATCGAGCCCGATGAAAAGGTTCAGAACCTGGAAAAAGAAAAGAGTATGTTGCAGAAGACGATTGACCAGTTAAGGGAAGAACACTCGAAGGAGGTTTTAACCCTTAACGGCAAGATCACCGACTACAATCTGAACTCCTCTATTGAAGCTGCGATCCCGGATAAGTTGCCGAAGGGCTTAACTAAGGCTGACGTACGGATGATGATAAGAGCTGGCCATGAATTCGACGTTGAAGATGGCTTAGTAGTAGCAAAGCAAAACGGAGAAGTTATGAAGGATGAAAAGCAAAACCCCTTA